GGGGAAGACCTGGCAGCGTTTGAAGAAAAAAGGGAGGAAAAATGAAAACCTACCGTCTCTCATCCCTATCCATACGCCACGAAGACATCGACCCCTACACCGGCGAAGAACCACCCAGTGAGTATTTGCTAACTATCAAATTTCGGGATTTGCAAAACCACACGTATTTCGTAAAAATCAAAATCCCCAAATACGCGACTCTCCCAGAATTGATCTACTACTTCAAGAACGCTATCGAAATGCTCGAAGAAAAATTGAAAGAAATCAATGGTAATGAGTTAATTGGCAGTGAACCAACACTCACATTCACAGTAGAGGGATATTGATAGAATGAAAGACCTCAACGACGCCGAGAAATTTTTGCTTTTACTGGTACTTCTGGTTCTCGCTTATCTCAACGAAGCAGGAATAAGATAACAATATTTACCTTGCGTAAGTATTAGTTTACACAAGATAACCGTTTTTTCGCAACGAAAGGAGAAAAACTATAAGCCATATATCCCCCCCTTAAAACCAAACACCCGACGCCAATCGGGTGCTGGTGTCCATTGAAGGAACTACTCACCCACTATTTTAGCACAAACCAAACAAGGATACTACTCCCATGACTCACATCTTTCTAAAAACCACAGAATCATTCACCCCCGGTAGAACCGGCTTCGAAGCCAGGGTAAACGGGCAAATCATCGCTTCCGGCTTCTGTGACAAAAGCAAATACCCGACATTCGCATACACCGCCGCCACCGACGCCATCAAACGACCCTACAGCAGGATCAACAAAACTTTCCGGCCCGTCTTCAAAGCCCAACGGAACGATCTTGCATCGTTCAAAAAGGGATTAGCGAAGATCATCGAACTTCTTTCAGTGCTTGTTTTCCTGTTTGTGGTTTCCACCGGCTATTCGACCGGAACCGTAAACCTTCGCGCACAGCCCACCACCCACAGCGGCATCATTGCCACCCTGCACGAAGGCGATCCAGTCCTCATCGCCCCCGGCCCACCAAAGGCCGAGACTGTCGAAGCCTGGTTCCAGGTACTCACCTTCTCAGGCCAGGGCTTTATATACAGCGAATACGTGGAGGTACAGCCGTGACAATCCTTCTCCTTCTTCTCATGGGGTTTGCAGGGTTTCTACTCGTCATCCTGGTTTACAGCACACGGAAGCACTACAGCGACCCGCACCAGCTTTCAGAGAGCATGTACGTCCGCTTCACCCTGAACGGATGCGTGATCATCCGGGAAGAAAACGAGGAGAGCGAGCGGATCACCCTCCCCATGACCGAAGGGGAAATGGTGAAGCTCAACAAATTACTAAAGCAGAGATACGCGGAGTACACCCTACGCCCCTATCCCTGACAAATAACTTAGAAAGGAACTACTCATGGATCTCCCAACCACCATCTTCCTCGCTTGTATCGGCCTGCCATCCCTGGCTTTCTTAACTCTGTTTATAGCCAGCGGACTCCGGGCAAACAAAACCACAGCAGCTAAATTCGTCGAAGCCAACGACGACGGCGACAACGACTATAACTTCTATGGCCGCCCATCCATCAAAAGAAATGACAAAGGACACTACTCATGAAAGGTCTACTATCCCCCATCGGCAAGGGTCTGAAATTCATTTTCGGGCTAATTGTCTTTATATTTATTCTCAGTTTATCCTATGGATTCGCCCGGCGAGTATACCCGGATAACGCCATGAATCAAATCATGATGCTTGCTCTTTACGACTTCGGCGCTTTTGTCTGGTACTTCACGTTCAAAAACTCCGCAGAAGGAACCTCACAGCGCGCAATCTGTATTGGCATGTTTCTCATCTCAATATTAGGAGTCGTGCTTCTCATTGGCGCTGAAACACTCACCAACAGCGCCGCAAGCATGGCAGGCATCAGCATCGAAACCTTACGCGGCTACGCTACCTGGTCCGTCATCGGCCTAGGAATGCTGCATTTGTTAGCTACCTATTTCTATAGCCTGGTACATCCCGATTCCCTGAATGAAATCCGTGAAAAATGGCGACTCGAACGAATCCAGGAACACGAAAACGCTATTGAGGAAGCGGCAATCAAGCAGGAAGCAGAAATAGATAAACGCTCCCTAAAAAACCTGGACAAAATCATGGATGAAATCGCGGCAGACGTTGCTAACGCAAAAGCCGCAGGACTCCGCTCTCGTATCCTAAACCGGATGGGAGTTACCCAAACTGAAAATGGGTTCACGCTCTCGGACGGCATTATCCCCACCACCTGGAAAGACGCTCCCAAGCTCTCAGGCGCTTCTCACCCCCCCCTCTTCACCAGTAAAGCCAGCAACACAAAAGCGCGCAAATCCTGGAACTTCCCCAACTTCATTGCTAAAAGAATGGCTACTACCGTGCATTGCCCCACCTGCCAGAGCGAACAGCCCGTACAAAGTATCCAGGACGGAAACTTGCAGTGTATAACCTGTCAGACCATTCTTACTCTACAACCATCCAACGGCCACACCGAAAACCCTACCAAAGGCGGAAACGGGAACCCGTAAACCGCCCTTGTCTATGGTGTAAGAAACCCATCCACCACCACAAAAGATACTGCACCAACGCACACAAACAAAAAGCGTACCGGCGCAGGAAAGCGGAAGAAATCAAACGAAGTAAGAAAAACGACATGAAGATCAAACCCACCCATAATTACAAAGGAAACCCCGTCGAATTGGTAAACGTGACGTACAGTTACAAAGGGAATCAATATTGCACAATAAAGCTCACGAACAAACTCGGCAAGGTACAGCTTCAATCGATCCAATACAACAAGTTGCAGCCACTCACAAAGCCAGAACCCCTTAAGGCGTAACACCGTTACACCCCATACGCAATTTCCATTCGCATAGCCACTAAAGGAAATCAAAATGACACCCCAAGCAAGAAATGACTTAAAAGAGTTGAAAGACCAGTTCCTCAACAAATGGGCATTAGGCACGTCCGACATCACCGGGCACTACATTGTCAGCGTCATCCCAAATGAAAACAATTGGTTTGCCCTGGTTGCCGCGTGTGGTGTTTCTTACCACGCCGGACTCGCAAGCGAAACAAATAATCCCATGTTCAAGTGTAGGAAATGTTGTATGTCCGAGGGGGTGCCAACATGACAAGACTTTGCAAATGCGGCCAGCCATCTTCCGCTAAACGGGGTAAGGCCATGTGTCAGCAATGCAAGACGGACGCCAAACGCCAAAGGAACAACATATTCCAAATGAAAAAATATCACAGAGACCATCCGCAGGCTATCCCCCAGAGAGAAAAAAAACGGCCCCCGGTTTGTGACTGTGGCCGAGAAGCCATAGCTAGCAAAAAGGTAAATCGTAACAGTATTTTTTCCTTGCTCCTGTTGTGTCCCAGATGTTTGCATCTCGAAGCCTCCTACGAACCCGAGGGCATCCAGGTTTACAAAGGCAAAGAATATTTATTATTGGAGTACACATGAACGACCCCCAGGCGCTCCACTTCCGCCGCCTCACCACAACACTAAAGCCATCCGGGGTAAACGTGCTCTTTGCCATGATCTTCTTAGGTGGGACCAATCTCACCCAGCGCCGCCTCATGCTTGCAACCGCCCTCACGGACAAAACCGTCAGCGCAGCCCTGACCATCCTCCACGCCGAAGGTTTGGTCATACACACAAAAACCGGTTGGAACTTGACCGACGCGTCCCGGCAGTTAGAGCTAATACCTACTCAAACGGGTAGTTTTTTACCTACTCAAACGGGTAGTCGGAGAATCTCCGACTCTAGTAGTAGTAGAGAGTCTATTTTAAGAGACTCAGATCAGGATCCACTACTACTACTAGAAGAGTCGGAAAATTTCCGACTCATGAGCGAAGCACTCACAGCAGAAGGCATCATTGAACCCTGGCGCAGTGAACTCGCAGCCATCGAACATCTAACCCCCAAGCACGTAACCAGCTGGGCAAAGGTCAAAAGGGACGAAGTGGGGGAGGCCTACTCCCCGCGCCTTTTGAACTACACCCTCCGCAACATCCTGCCCGGCGAACCGCCACCCGCAGACCCAAACGAGAAACACTCCAACTACTGCCTGTGTGAAGAATGTACACAACGCATCTACGCTAAAATAGCAAATAACAAATAACAAACAGAAAGGAACTACCCAATGTGGAAAATCAACAACCGAAACCCTAAATCTATCACCATCCTCAACGACCAGGGCCACATTCTAGCAAGGATCATCCGCGCCGACGTTCCCGACGCCGAGGAAGTCGCCAAACTCATGGCAGAAGCGCCAAAACTAAAAGAAGCAGCCAGGGAAATGACTAAACTATTTATGCAGTGCGCCGCCAAAAACGCCAGGCTTAAGGAAGAAATCGAAAATCTCAGGCAAAGTCCTCCCACCTGACCCATAATCCCTACTTCAAACCCCCTACAATCGTTTTACAAAATCGAACAAACAAGCTACAATCATAGCAACCGAAGCGCCCGGCCCTCCAACCGGGCGTTTTGCTTATATGGGAGGGGTGGGCGTATACACCCCTCCTTCATTCCAAAAACAAAGGACACACATCATGATCAAATGGCTTCTTACTTCTCGAAAGGCAAAACTGGCAATCGCCCTTATCCTGCTCGCATCCGGCACAGCATTCACCGGCGCCATCAGCGTTGACCAACTGCTCAATTCCATCCTTGCTACCATCATCACCCTCATCTCATCTATCGCCATCGAAGACGGACTCAAAGGCCGTCAACTCACGGACGTTGCAGAATTACTCAAAAAGTTTGGAGGCTAGTCAATGTGGCAGCAAAAACAACCAGAAGGAAAAGGGGAGGCCAGCCAGGAAACACAAATGCACTCAAACACGGCATATATCGGAAACATTTCAGTCATGAGGAGATCGACGATCTCGAAACGGCCCTCCAAACAGGGTTACAAGACGAGATCGCCCTCCTCAGGATACTCCTCAAAAGGACTTTTGCCCTCGCGAACGGCATCGAAGACCTTGAAGAATCCACAAAAACGCTCAACGCACTTGGGGCAGCGACAACCCGCCTTTCCGGGCTTCTCCGTGTGGACAAAATTCTCGGCGGAGGTGGCGGGAACGCTGCTGAAGCTATCGCAACCGCCATTTCCGAAGTGGCTACAGAGTTGGGCTTACTCCATAACTGACCAAGCCCTCAGAGAGATCGGGGATGAAATCTCCAGTAAAACGGCCTGAAAGTGTCAAAAAAGGCCCTTTTTCCGCGTTTATGACACCAAAAGTACATAAATCTAACCTAATTACCCATGCCCATAACGGCTTTTCTGACGTTAAATAGAATAAATGGCCGGTACTCTGGTCCAAACACTAAAAAAGCTATTGCGCGATCCCGTTCTTTTTACGGAGAAAGCGTCAGGGGTAAAGCTCCGCAAATATCAGATTGCACCCATACGCTCTATAGTGGAATCGGTCATCAACGGATATGGGGACACCATAGTCGTTATCTTTCCACGCCAGTCAGGGAAGAACGAGTTGCAGGGGCACACAGAAACTTATTTACTCACGCTCTTTTCCCAGGTTTACCCGCCACACGACATTGTCAAGGTCAGCCCCACCAAGATTCCCCAATCCGCCAACGCACAACGCCGTTTAGCACGTTTTCTGAAACGCAATCTCATTACCCGCGATATTTGGGAGAAAAAAGAAGGGTACATCTATCAAGTGGGGGAGGCGTCCTGTGTGTTTGTCTCAGGCGGCCCGGGCGCATCCATCGTAGGACAGACAGCGAATCTCCTGCTCAGCATAGACGAAGCCCAGGACATCCAGATCGCCAAGTACGACAAGGACCTTGCGCCCATGGTTGTCAGCACGAACGCAACCAAAGTTTTTTGGGGCACTCGCTGGACGACAACAACGCTGCTAGAAAGAGAATTGAGGGCGGCCCTCGAAGCTCAGAACCAGGACGGACGCCGGAGAGTCTTCTTGATCAACGCCGACGATGTCGGGCGAGAAGTTCCCGCCTACCGGCGCTCAGTGGCCGAACAGGTAATAGCCAAAGGACGGAACCATCCCATGATCAAGACTCAGTATTACTCCGAGACCATAGATGGCGAAGGCGGCATGTTCCCACCGGACAGAAGGGAACTCTTACAAGGGAATCACCACCAGGTAGCATTGCCCGACTACGGAAAACTGTATGTGATGTTGGTAGACGTGGCCGGGGAGGACGAAAGCCAGAGCGAGGACCTGACCCAGCTCATCAACAAGCGCAGAGACTCAACCTACCTGACCATCGTAGAAATAGACTTGTCCACCCTGGACGATCCCATTCTTGGCAAACCCACGTACCGAATCGTCGCCCGCCGTTCATGGATAGGAACCAAACACACAAATTTATACGGCCAGTTAAAGGGATATTTCGAGTATTGGAAATGTTTCAGGATGATTTGTGATAATACCGGCGTAGGCGCAGGTTTGACCAGCTTCTTGATCAACGCACTGGGAGAAATAAACGTCATCCCCTTCACATTCAACAGCGCCACCAAATCAAAACTGGGATGGGACTTCATCGCTCTCATCGAGTCCGGACGCCTGAAAGATTACATAGAGTTGGACGACGAACGCGCCCGCTTCAATCTCGAAATGACTTACTGCCAGATGAAGGTCATTGACGGCCCTAACAAGATAATGAAATGGGCAGTCCCCGACAACACCCGCGACCCCGAAACCGGCGAAATCATCCACGACGACGCCCTTCTTAGCTGCGCTCTCGTTGCCATGCTCGACGACATCCCGTTCGGCCTGGCCGAATCCGACATCATCCACGTCGCCGACCCCCTCGCCGACCTGGACCCGGTTTTCTAATTGCTCCCCATGCTAAAAAACGCCCCCCAGAAGCCCCCTGTTAGTAATAACCCATCCCTTTTATCGAAATTGTCCATAAACGCACGCCAGCGGCTGTCTGGTTGGCTCCTGGGAGATAAATTTGCCATATCCGCACGCATTGACGACAAATACCCGACCCAACGACTCAACCAACTGCCCCACGACCGCGATCTAGCCACATCCCAAAAGTATTACACCGACGCCCTCGAAGCCTGGAGGAAGAACCCCATCGCCCGCAAGATCGTCACCATCGTGAGTGACTACGTGTTGGGAGATGGGATCACCATCCAAAGCAAAGACGCCAGGTTACAAAGATTTATTGACGCATTCTGGAATCATCCTGAGAACAATATCGAGCATCGCCTGGAAGTGATGTGCGACGAACTCACCCGCGCCGGAGACCTGTTTCCCGTCCTGTTTACCGAAGAAGCCACCGGCATTCCCATCATTCGATTCGTCCCAAAAGACTCCATCACCGAAATCATCACCGCCGAAAATGACTGGGAAACTGAACTGGAATACATCGAACCCCAAATAACAGGAATCCCCCGAACCTGGCGCAGTCCGAAGCACCCCAACGCAGAAACAACGGTCATGCTCCACTATAAAATCAATCCGGTCATCGGCGCAGTCACCGGCGAGGGAGACCTGGACTCCATTTTGCCCTGGTTGCAGCGTTACTCAAGGATGTTGGAGGATAGAGTCAGATTGCATTGGGCGACGCGGGTGTTCTTGTGGTTTGTGAAGGTCCCGGGCAATAAGGTAACGGAGAAAACAAAGCAATATTCAGTCCCGCCAGAAGCCGGATCCGTGATTGTGCACGACGAGGCGGAAGCATGGGACATGAAGACTCCCAACTTACAAGCCCGTGACGCCAAGAGCGATCTCGACGCCGTCCGCACCATGATCCGGTCAGCCAACGGATTCCCGCCGCACTGGATGGCCGAGTCAGGCACCAGCACCTTAGCCGAAGCGAAAGCGATGCAGGCCGCCCCAGAAAGACACCTCTCCCGCCGACAACGCTATTTCGTCTATATGTTGATCGATCTAACCAACCAGGCGCACCAGCTCGCAATCAAATCGGGTAAATGGCCCCAAATCAGCACTCAAAATCAAAAGGAACTCTACATTGCCAACCTGCCCGACATCTCCCGCGACGATAACGGCGCGCTGGCGCTTGCCGGAAAAGACCTGGCAGCCGCCCTTCAAACCGCCGCCAGCCAGTTGCCCGGCCCATCGAAGACATTCGCCGGGCGTGTTCTGACCTTGATCCATAAATTCATAGGCGAAGAAATACCCGAGGAAGAAAAGGAAAAGATAATCGATGAAGCATTCACAAACCCCCCAAAGCAGCCTGTCGAAGGCAAACCAGCCCCCAATGGAAAACCCCGAACGCCTGTCAACTAGCTTTGAACTGCTGGCATCGAAGGCCGAAACCAACGGACGCCGAAGCTATATGGCTATACTGGCAGCCGCAGGGAGAGACCGGCGCATTGACGACGAACCAGGACGCCGCATCATGGCCGCCGAAGCGCTCGACGACGCCGTCCGGCGCGGCTTGTTCACCGGCCTCGCCATGTTCATCGACCATCCCGGCTTTTTTGAGTTTCTCCCTTCTCTAAAGAACCTGGCCGCCATCACCACTACTGCAAGATTCGAGGGGGGAAACGTAATCGCAGAATTTACTACCTATGACAATGAAGCAGGAAGAATCGTCGCAGATTTGTTTGACCAGGTATTAGATGATGAAGTGAAGCCCGACATAGGATCATCACTCCATTTGTTTGCCGACCTGGTAGAAACAGACGAGGAAACCGGCATCCGCACCTTCATGAGAATCAGATCGGTAGTATCAGCAGACTTTGTGTTTAAGCCCGGACTATCTGACGCCCGCGTGCTTTCTAAACTGTCAGCGCTGTTTGAGCATGTCGAAAACAGCAATGACCAACCCACTCCACAGGAGAACAAAAACATGGACGACGAAAAAGTCACCGTCCCCGCGCAGGAGGAGAAACTTGCTTCTCCTGTTGTCCCAGATAGCAGTAAGGTATGGTTGGACGCCCAAAGAGATAATGTCCTAACGACTCTTCTCAACAGCGCCACCGACTTGCCCGAACAAGTCCGAACCAAATTACTCAAACAGCACCAGAAGCACCCATTCAACACCCCCGAAGAATTAAACGCCGCCATCACCGACGAGCGCGAGACTCTCGCCACCGTCCGCAAGGACACCGTCCAGATGGGCGGGCTTCCCCCACGCGGGGGAGGGCATATCGGCAGTATGAAAACCAGTATGGACCACATGCAAAGCGCGGTAGACTGGTTGTTTGGCGTGGAAGGGGTAGAACCCCCCGATTTTCAGTTCCGCAACATGGCCTTCCTCTACCAGGCCCTGACCGGAGATAGAAATTGGTACGGGGTCTTCGACCCCGACGCCGTGCTCTTTTCCGGCGCAGACACCACCAGCCTCTCATCGCTCGCAAAGAACGCCATGAACAAGGTGATCATCAGTGAATGGGCGGCCTTGAACTTCTATCGCTGGTATGAGTTGGTAGTAAGTCCGGAACCCAACGACGGATCAGTACAGCAAATGACGTGGGCATCCGAAGGCGGAATCGGGACACTCCCAACCGTCAGCGAGAAAGAAGCATACGACGAACTCACCCCGGCAGATGTGGAGGAAGTAGCGTCATTCATCAAGTATGGTGGATATGTGGGGGTGTCATTGGAGGTATGGAGAAACTCGGACGTTGGTTTAGTCCAGAGAATCCCCAAGATGTTAGCAGCCGCCGCAGTCAAGACCCGCTCAAGCCTGATTGCCGCTCTGTTTACAACTGCCTCTGGTGTCGGCCCCACCCTTGGCCAGGACTCAACCGCCCTGTTCCATTCCGATCATGGCAACGTAGCCACAACCGCCCTCGGAACCGATACGACCGCATGGGAAGCCGCGTCGCTGGAAGTGTTCAACCAAAACGAAATCGGATCAGGTGACAATCTGGGTATCTTTGCGAAGTTCTTACTCGTGCCAGGTGCGCTCTATTTCCAGGGCTTGAAAAACTTTGGATACGGAGACGGAAATCCCACCACTTACAACCCCTTCGCCATTGCCCGAGGCGGGAGAGACTACTCCCCGCACGATCCCCGGCCCATCGTCCTTGCAGTCCCCAACTGGACAGACGCTACAGACTGGGCGGCAGTTGCCGACCCGATGCTGCTGCCGGCTATCCACATGAGTTACGCACAAAGCCCAGGCGGGCGCGTTCACCCGCCGCCCGAGCTGTTTGTATCCGGCGAAGCCCGACAGGGGCTGCTCTTCACTAATGACACCATGCCCATCAAGATTCGAGACTGGTTCGCCTACGGCGTCAGTGGATACCGTGGCCTGGTCAAGAGAAATGTAGCAGGATAAAGGAGAACAAAAATCATGACAGGACAAGAAACAATCGTCTCATTCTTCCTTCACGGAACCCTTTCCGCAAATCACACATTCACGTGGACTGTTCCGGCCCCAGGTTTCCACGTCAAGGAGGTGTCAGAGAAAGCCAGCAACGACTCGGACGCCACCACAACGCTCGGAATTTCCAGCGACACCGATTCCATTCTCGCTTCCGCCGTAATAGGCGACTCGGATACCCCATCCGTCAAAACCCGCAGTGACTTTGCTTCCACCAACCCGGACGGCGAACTAAACGAGAACGATGTCATGGTCTGGAGCATTGACCATGACGGCGTTTCGGGCACAGCCGCCGCAAACGTCTCCGTGGTGATCACCCTGCTTCCAGGGTCATAAACTTCACACTACCGAAGGCTGACACTCCTTTGGCCTACGGGGAGATCGGGCACCAGGAACCCGATCTCCCCCTATCCTCATTCCCATGAACAAACTAACCAGCAAACTAACCAGAAAACCAACCAGCCGATCCCCCGCTAAACCAGCCGCACCCGACTATGTGACTCTTGCCGCCTCACGGATCAACTGCAAAGCCAAAGAATTGATCGAGTACCGGCTGCACACCGACCAGGGTTTCATCGTGATCATCGGCCCGGACTTTACAAAACATAGATTCCCGTTCGCCGATCTAGATCCCGACTACATGCCAGAGTATCTATGATCGAGAAAATCAAACGCTCCTACGCACACACCCCGCACGACACCAACGCCATCACTAACGGCCCGTGTGACTACGTGTTGGTAGGTGTTGCGGGTGACGTGGCCGTTATCTACAAGGACCCCATAGCCGGGAGCGCCATCACCGACACCTTCTACCTTGCCGCCGGATTGTGGCATCCCATCAACGCGAATCTAATCAAATCAACCGGCACAACGGCCACAGGAATCCATGTCGGCTACGCCTAAAGGAACTACTCAAATGACAGACAAGCCAAACAGACAGATCGCCATTGTTGGCTTTTCGCCCCGCTCTATGGACCTATGGAAGGAACTCCCTGAATCTGTAGAAATCTGGACCGCCAACGCAGCACACACGCACGGCATCACCCGCATAAACTTATTCATAGACGTTCACGACCCAACCATCATGCAGCATTCAGCGATGTTGGGCGACGAGGACGATAAAAAATACCTTTTGTGGCTTTTGGAAGAACACCCATTCCCGATCTACACCCTGCACCCGACACCCTACAAAGACCGAAAACTGTACCCGCTCGAAGATGTTTGCAATGACCTATTCCCCAACTCTCCCCCTTATATTACAAGCAGCGTTTCTTATCTGCTTGCCCTGGCTATCCACCAGCAGGTTGACGTTATCCATGTGCTTGGCGTGGACGCCAAGCCCGGCAGTGAGTACCAGTATCAGAAGGGCGGAATAGAGCACTTGATCGGCCTTGCCCGTGGACGTGGAATCAGGGTCATCCTGCCAGAGTTTACGAATATACTCTCACAAGGCCTCTACGGTATGGGATCACAATCCATCGGAAGGCAAACTATCGAACACGCCATAAGAGTCTACAAACAGCGGGTCCAGAACATGACCGACGAACTAAACGCCACCAAAGGCGCAATCACCGCCCTCGAACAGCTCCTCAAAGTGATCGACGGCGAGTAACAAACAATGCCCGGCCCACTTGTACTGACTCTCCGCCGTATCGCCCCTACCGCTGTTGGAGGCGTCCCCCCCGAATTTTCCACCGGCGAGGAGGGAGACACAGACAACAACACCATAGAAGTAACCTTCAATGCCGACATCCAGGCCACCGACTATACCGCAGGAGTGACCCTGAAAATCAATGCTGTTTCCGCCACCCTGACCGCCGCCGACCGGCAGACCGATCATGCTATCGTGTACTACACCATCACCGAGGACGTAGACATTGACGACGCAGTAACATTCGATTACGACGACGATTTTGGAGACTACAGCGCAGAGTCCGACTCAACCCCCGTGGCCGACATCAGCAGCGCAGCAACAACCAATTATGTAGGCTGTCACCAGTATTTTGACGAAGAATGGTGTTCGGCGCACGCATGTAACTGATATGGTTTTTTCTCTCACGTTTTCCTTGTGGTTTGACCCGTCCTGGTGGGAATCTCGTCACAAATCGTGGAAGGTTCGCAAATGGTACATTGTACTGATCCCCGTCAAAAGCCCGAAAGGAAAAGCCCTTGCCATCCAAACCGGCCCGCTAACATGGAAATTCCTCCTCAAAACCAAATCCGTGCAATCTGTGTAATCAGTGGTTAACAACTCATGGCTAATAACACATTCAAAGATGCAAGCGCAGTAACCCAGTCCCGAAAATCAACCGGCGTAGGGTCAGACGCCGATCCCTTCATAAACGAGTTCCTCGAAACCAACTCCGCCGCCATCCAGACCGCAGCCGAAGCGATTCAGGCCGCCGTAGAGGGGACACTAACCGCCAATCTAGGGGCAACCGATAACGCAGTCCTTGACGCCATCCAGGCCGCAGTTGAAGTTATAGATAATTTTATTTCAGGGACAAAGGGACTCGTCACCGAAGACAATTCCGCCGCTATCCTCACCGCAGCGCAGGCCATCATAGCCGCCGAAGCCGCAGCACTGGGATCAGGGGTACTCATACAAGGGGACGATGGGACAGACCGTAAGAATATCAACGTGGATGCGACAACCGGGGATATGCAGGTAGATGTAACCAATACTGTAACCGTAGATGGGTCTGGGGTGACTCAACCCGTAAGCGGAACAGTGACCGCAAACTTAGGGGCAACCGATAACGCAGTCCTTGACGCCATCCAGGCCGCAGTGGAAGTGATTGACAATATGATTAGTGGGAGCGAAGCGCAGGTAGATGTCATCACCCTTCCGAACGTAACCCTTGCCGCAGGTACAAACACGAACGAAGTAGTTGGAGATGTGGCCCACGACGCCGCCGCCGCAGGAAACCCAGTCCTCATTGCAGGTGTAGCGCAGAACATGGACGACACCGCCCCGCCGAACCGGGTCAGCGCCGAAGCCGACGCCGCGCAGCTGGCGACCGACTGGGACGGAGCCATCTTCGCACACCCCCACGGCCCACAGATTTGGAACTACCACGAGAACAGCTCATCCGCACTAACAGACGTCACCGTACACGCCGCCCCAGGTGCAGGGCTTTGCCTATACGTGACAGATATTGTTGCTTCCACTGGAGCGGCCACAGCCTTCAATGTGTTCTTTGAAGAAGCAACAACTACGGTAATGGGACCGTTTTATCTCGAAGCCACTGCCGGCCGGGGTCTCGATATCCAATTCAAAACCCCCCACAAATGTACCGCTAACACCGCCCTCAC